AGACGGACATACACTCTCTGTCCGAATTTGGAAAGTCGGGAAGTTACTTGTCCACTCAGCAATTTTACTGTATTGGTCTGATGTTAACTTCTCGATGAATTCTTTATACTGTTCTTTCGTATAGTCTTTATTAGTATAAATTGCAGTATCCGTGTAGATATACTCTATACAAGACAAAATCAATTCTATTTCATCGTTAAGGGTGGATACCCGCTTCATCTCTGCGTAAGTCGGATACTTCATTTTAATGCCCAATTTAGATGATAGTTCGATCTTTGGGTTTAGGGTCTTCCCACCGAGAGTTGTTTCTGATAGATCAAGTACGACAGGAAATACTGCTCCACATACTTTCTCTCCAGTATTATGTTTACATCTGAATTCCATCTCAACCCTTTCGGATACTGACTTGGAACGGAGTGTAATGAACATCAGGTCAATATCGAAGAATGGAAGAGAATCGATGTCCAAGTCTTCCAGAAGGCAATTTCGGATCACCTGTTGTGTGGTTTGAATTATCTCTCCCTGATCTTTTCCAGTGGCAGCAATCAAAAGAAGTTTTTCTTCCTTGACAGTGAAAGGTCTGGCCTTTACAGTGATGCCCTTAGATGAGACTGGTAGTTTAATTATTGGGTATTCGATTGTAGGTAGCATTATATTCATCTTTCATTAAAAATAGGGAGTATTTCTAGACGTTTCTTCTATGTTCAATTTTCTAAGTCCGTCAGCAAGAAAACTAGCTGTTGTTCCCTCAGCTAGTGGTCTTCCGATTTCACCTGATCTATACCATCTGGTGTATGTAAAGCTTACAGTAAGTCTATGAAAGTTATCATCTGCCCACGTTGCAGGTTGCGGATTTACTAATATCGGAAACGCATTTTCAAAGATGAAACTATATCTTGCTTCATTCGCGAAATCCGAGAATTGGTGGAGTCTTATCTGACTCCGATAAGAATTCTTGTATCGAAAATTATAACTATTGACTGGATTAATATAGTCCATCCAATCATCAAAGAATAGTCTTTCCGAAAATTTGTCTCTACAGATAAACGTGAGGTTCAGGTCTTCGTATACAGTCTGATATGGAGCCTTGAAGTTTGGACCATAGTAGCGAACGTCTGTAGACATGAAGCCTCTTCCGGGTAATTCAGCAGCTTCGCAGAGAAATGTCAGGGAGTCCTGCGTTTTTACGTCTAAGAAAAATGGTCCATTGATCTGCACCAAAAATCGATTAGACTTTGCTGGTCCTCCGTCATCACTAGAAATGCCTCGAAATTGGGCCATGTCCTGCGAAATTTGTGTATTTTCTATAGTAGGTCTTCCTGATCCAATTGGTGGTCCAGTGTCTATTGTCATTCCTTAATTTCCTTTATTTGACCACAAAGTCTGCGACTGGCAACTGTATTGCTCTGTCCCATTCGTTTGCAGATATTTCGATTATGTGGGATCGAACATGAGAATACAAGTATCTCTTGATGGCAGGTTCTAATGCTGTTGCAATTGACAAGTTCTTCAGAAGCTTGTATGATAGTTCAAGACGAGTTCTCTTGTTCAGTTTCTCATTATTTGCGAATTCCATCAATTTACCCAGAATTGCTGCTCGACTGTTCTGTGGAATAAAATGAAGATTGATGCCCAAGAATCCATTGTCATAATGTTCGATGGGAAGTACGAGTGGAAACTTGTCGTATACAGGAAGTTTGGCCTTCCATTTCGGATCATAGACATAGAAGTACATCTTTCCAATTACTGGATATGTAACCTTCTTTTCGTACCGACGAGTAATATTACGCCGAATGCCAGCAGCATCTTCGACGTTCTTAGTAAACCAGTCTTTGATTTCAGAGTCTGTATATTTCTTTGCCATATATATTATTTAGCTTTCAATCCTAGATGCTCTTCTGTTAGGATTCGAAAAGTCCAACCTTTCTTCCTACAGTATTCTTCGGCTGCTGCCCACTTTGCCTGATTCCTGCCCCAAGTCGTGACTTCATAGACATAAGATTCTGTGATCTTCTTTTTCTTCTTTGGTTCGATTGTCTCTTTCTTAGGCTTGACTTCGATGATCTGGTGTTGAATACCATCCTTGGTCTTTGCCTTGACATAGAAGTCAGGAAAGTATCTGTGGGTCTTTCCATCCAGAGGAGAAATGTATGGGATAACGATTTCCTCAGATGACCATTCAAGTATAGCTGGATTATTGTCAAGTGAAATCATAACAAGTTTTTCCCAACCACTCCGATAAGCTATGTTGGTTGGGTCTCCACGATACTTCTCTGGATTGGTTGGCTTGAAGTAACCTTGCTTGTATTGGCGCATAAATACCTATAAACACTATTCGACTACACAAAGGGTATTTATATGGCAGAAAATAATTTTAGATGGTATGATGACCTTGGTTTTCTCTCAGTACTAGATGGAAGAAATTGGGCACAAGTCCCCGCTGCGATAGCAGACGTAATAAACGATGTTGGGGAATCTTTACTGCCCGGTCTCGCTTTACCAAATGATCTTACTGCTTCACAGTCAAAGTATAACTTTAATTCACGAGTATTTCCATCTGATATTGGAAGTGGTTTTCAAGGACATTTTCTTGTCATAAACATCAATGTTCAGACTGGTAGTATAATGGGAAAAGTTAATAAAAGTAACTTTAATTTTAATGTAATAGGTGAAGATGAAGGTGGTACGGAGTTGTCTAAGACAGATGCATATCGTTATCGAATAGATAACACATGGAAAACTGAAAGTGGTAAAGCACTTGGAACTGAGTTCGGTGGCGTAAATACTAGAACACGTTTTACTCGTCGTATCGAGGAATCTATTGCATTATATATGCCAAATTCAGAACTAACTTTCTCGGATTCTCATGATTTCGAAAATATTTCACTGACGAAGTTTGTAGGAAGTGGTATCACAGACATGATAAAGACCGGTGTGAGTTTCATCCCGGAAGCAGAAAATATTGTTGGTGCTATTACAAATGCTGTAGGTAAATACGGTGGAAGCGCATCCCAAATATTAGCGAATTCTCCAATTAATCCAAAGGTCGAAATTCTCTTCGCCAATACTTTTCAGAGAGAGTTTGCGTTCGAATTTCTACTTTCTCCATCGAGTCAGCAGGAAGCAAACGACTTAGAAAATATCATCAGGACAATTCGTTTCCATGCGGCTCCTGAATATCGTGGGGTAAACCAGTTCTTCTGGTTGCCTCCAAGTGAATTCGATCTTACCTTCTACTACGTTGATGCAGCAGGAAACATTTTAGAAAATACGAAAATTCCTCGAATAAATACTTGTGTTCTGAAGCAGGTTGACGTATCCTATGCTCCTTCTGGTGCGTACTCAACATTTGATGATGGACATCCGGTACAGACTAGAATGGTACTTCGGTTTATCGAGACTGAAGTGAACAGTAAACTCAGAATTGCACAAGGATTTTAAATATGGCAAAATTTGGACTAAGACTAAAGAATATGCATAATAATGACTATAGCTGGTTGTATGCTTGGAACGAGTACGATGCCTTGGGTCAACCAGTCAAACCCCTGATGTTTGAAAGTATCGAGGAAGCAGAAGACTATGGTCAGGTGCATGAACTTCCAAACTACATAATCGAACCTGTGAATGAAGACTTGTTCAAGGGCGAAAAGAGAAGACAGTTGAATGGCTAAATTCTTCGACCAATTTCCATTGGTGTTATATGACATCAATAAGAGAAATGACAGGGCAAGTAACTTTCAACTTCCACTGAACATAATGGTTCGGGTGCGGGTTCTGGTCGAGAAGCTTGATCAGGTCTTTCATTATTATCAACACAATATCAAAGAAGACGAAACTCCGGAAATCCTTGCGGAAAAGTTTTATGGTGATCCTGAAGCACATTGGCTGATCATGATGACCAACAACATCACTGATCCTCAGTACGATTGGCCTCTGAATACTCGGTCATTTGAGAAGTATATCATATCGAAGTATGGAAGTACATCGAATGCAGAAACAACTTGGGCTGAATGGTATAAAATTTACCGAGTCGATGATCCACAAACAGGAAATAAGTATATAAAGTTTTATAAGATCAGTGAAGAACAATACGATGATGTAGAACTTCAGACAGAACCAACTATAAAC